ATGGATAATAAAACATGGTTATAATGCAAAATAAAATTTTACAAGTTGAAAAGGACGAGCTCCAGGTGACAAAAAAATGCCAAGCGCTAAACACCTCTGGAGGTTACATATGGGGGACCTTTGGTGGCAACCCTCAGTATTCGAGCCTTTGCTCTCTTGGGAGTACGTGCACGGAAACCAGGAGGGTTGTATGATTCCAGAAACAGATAGAGCGTATATCGCAGGACTCTTTGATGGTGAAGGCAGTATCTATTATGCCAAACGTAAAGAGAAAAAAAAGAAACATAAAAATAAACCAGGTTACAGGTACGCAAATGCATGGCGTATTAGTATGGAGATAACGATGACAGACAGGTCTGTATTAGAATGGGTACATGAAGTATTAGGCTGCGGAACTTTTAATCCTAAACCAAGAAAAGGTTTACGTAAAGATGGTACACCTTATCTCAAACAATACAAATGGCGTTGTACATTTAGAGATGCGTATTATGTTTGTACATTGATATGGCCTTGGGCACATACTAAATTACCAAAGATTACGAAGATACTTGAACACTATTCTGATAGTGGTAAAGTTATGAATGGAAAGGTTGTTAGTTTACAAGAGTATAGAGAGGCAATGGCGCTAGAATGATATTAAAATTTTATTTATGGGTAATGGGTTGGTCTGGTTCGATAAATGCGTGGGCATGGCGTAAACAGGCTAAAATAATAAAAGATAAACAGCAGCAAGAAAATAACGAATACCTGGAGGAGTTGAAGAAAAAACTATGACACCAGAACAAGCACTAGGTATGTTATTTGTCGGAGTCGTGGCCCTGTCGATTGGGGCTGGTGTAGCTTTTATAATATTACGAAAGGTATATCGAGAGATGCATAAATCGAAAAGAAGGTTTGACGATTTAGAATGAAAAGAATTTTTGGAAATATGTCCGAAGATGGCGTTAAACATGATCACGTCAACAAAGATCATGCGAACAAGAAAGACAAAAAATGAAGACAAGAACAAATGGTGCCATGCACACTGTGTTGGGTAAAAGAATAGACTATAAAAGCTTCAATGCCAGCAGACAGATAACAAAGGTAATGTATGAGAAGAATTACTCTAAGTTTACTTTGTTTGACAACAACAGAGATATCAATGAACCTCACGTTGAGGAGTTGATTGCTTCTATGAGAAAGAGCGGTCAGTTGATGCCTGTTGTAGTTACTCCTGATAAAGAAGTTATCGATGGTCAACACAGATTAAAAGCGTGCGAGAAACTGGGTATCCCAGTATCTTACGTGGTCAATAGTTCTGGTAATTCAAAACAGATAGCTGTGATGAATAATACACAGAAGGGTTGGAAGAGTAGAGATTACTTGAAACACTTCTGTCATAAAAGTCATTATAATTCTGCGGAGTATAATAAGATCGCAAAATTTTTTGATGATTACAGCTTACCATTTACTGTTGGAATATCATTATTGTCGGACCAATACATCGCTAATGGTATAGCCAAAGACAGAGGACCTATGCCTGCGTTTAGAGATGGTACTTTTAAGATAAGTGATTTTGAGAAAGCTAAAGAAACAGCTGAAAGATTAATTAAGCTTAAAAGTTTTGTCCCTAATCTGGTAAAGATAGTTAAGTTTTCTATAGCTTTTATGAAGATATCGAAGCTAGATAACTTTAGTCTAAAAACCTGTTACGCTCAGATAGAGAAGAACTCTAATCAGTTTGATAAATGCGTAAACCAGGAAGACTGGAACGAGGCTATGGTTCGAGCGTATAACTATAAACTAGTCACTAAAGGTAAAAAGGCTAGTAAAAGAATCTCAATTAGAAAAGAGGGATTTTAACTTGTGGGCCTTCGGGCCCACTATGAATTATGATGAGTGACGAAGACATACAAGAATACCATAACATTGGTCGAAGCATCAAGAAGAGTGAGAAGTATACCTATGTTGATGCCTCACGGATCGAGGAACATGGATCAAGGACCTATGATGTAAATGGTGCTAGACTTCCAAGTGTCACTACTATATTAGGACGGACCAAGGATCAACAATTTCTAAAAGACTGGAAGGCCAAAGTTGGAGAACGAGAAGCAGAGCGAATCAAAAACCTATCGAGTAATCGGGGGACATCTATGCACAAATTCCTGGAACACCATATCACAGGAGTGGGCTACGATGATCTTACAGAACTCGGACAGAAGGCGAAAACCATGGCCAAAAAAATTATTGAAATCGGTCTTGCACCTGTGGAAGAGTGGTACGGCTCTGAAGTTACATTATATTATCCTGGCCTTTATGCTGGGTCTACTGATTTAGTCTGTCTTCACAACGGCAAAGAAACCGTTGTTGACTTTAAACAGGCTAACAGGCCGAAGAAGAAAGAATGGATTGAAGATTACTATCTACAGATCGCGGCATACGCTATGGCACATGACTATGTGCATGAATCTAACATCGAACAAGGTGTAATAATGGTATGCACCCCTGACCTGTATTACCAAGAATTTGTCGTAAGTGGGGCAGAATTAAGGCAATATAAACATAAGTTTTTGAAAAGATTGGACATGTATCATGACCTAATCTTTGATGAAAAAGAGAAAGCAAAAATAAAAATAAAAGAGGAGGACTTTTACAATGGAGCGTAGAGTACACGGGTACTACCATGATGGTGAGACCCAATGGGTAATGTACGAAGATGAGGATGGGTATATAGAGATGGTAGAAATGGAGGATGATGACGATGAATGATAAATTGTTTAGAACACTTCTAAAAAGATACGAAGCTGAGATTGAAGACGCATTATACAAGCTACAATGTATCGAGAATCACAACATGGTGATACCAGAACATGTGGATATCACAGGTGAAGTTGATACTCTGTTAGGTAAAATAGGCAAGGCAGAGGAGAAGTTGTCCGTAATGAGGAAATATTTTGTCAAAAATAAGGCAAATTAATCTGTACTATAAGATTCTGTGACAGATTACAAAAAATATTTTTTTATCTCCGAAAAAAAGTGTCCAAGTGTACTTTTAGCTGTTTTACCGCATAAAATATAGCGTTTTATGGTACACTTTTTAGTACACTTTTTATTTTTGGTACACTTTTTAATGTACCATCAAATTTCGGTTCACGCGCGCGAATGCATATTTTAAAATAAAAAATCTGTGATATAAACTTATATGCCTAGAAAATCCAGACGCATAAATAGCTATACCAAACCTAAAACTGTGAAACAGCAGGTTCCGTTTCCGTATAAACGTGTGCGGATCGATTGGATTGATATCATCACTGAGGGTGGTTGGGGTTCTGAAAAAGAATTTAAAGATATGAAATTAGCTACACCTGTTAGTGAAGGTTGGTTGTTTAGTAAAGATGAGGATACCGTAAAAATATTTGCAGGTTATGACGTAGAGCAAGATGGCTCTATTCATTTTTCAGAACGTTCTGTTTTTCCGACTTCTTGCGTGAAGAAGATAACGAAGATTCATTAGATGGAGTCACGTCAATCATCTGACCATAGTCGGCTAAAAGCTGTTTCATCTTTGCTTCTAATTCCTGTTCTGACATATCTTCTAATTTTCCAGTTTTTATTATTTTTCTGTCTATGTATAGTCCTGCTGCCTTGCCTCGATTTGCTTCAGCGTTTACAGCAGAAGAGAAAGATCCTTTCTTCAAAGCAGCTTCTCTGAGTCTACCAAGTTCTGCTATATGACCTTCGTAGGTCACCTCATGTTTTCTAATTCTTTCTTCTCTTAATTCACCAATATATTTTACAACGAGTGGTGAGTGTCTTGGATTTGTTAATTCTGACCCCTCTTGTCTTGCACGTTTAGGGCTATAGCCAGCAGCGAGCGCTGCCTCTGTTTGAGTCATGGGTCCGTCAGGTCCACCGAATACTAAAAATTCAGCAAACCTTTGTTGCATTTCTGTTAATCTCTTTGGTACTCCCATGATTGACAATTTAAGGTAACATTGTTATAAAGTCAACAATGTTTGTTAAACATCTACAGGAATACTTAGATCAATTTACTAATGGTAAAAAGGGTAATGCAATTTCTAATGCTACTATCTACATGCACGTTGGTGGACATCTTGAAGAGATAAGAAGAATAGAAGTGCAAGAGTCAAATATAATTGGACAACAATCTGTTCGTGTAGTATTAAAACCTGCCGACAACAAAGTAATTATCGCTCCAAATAACCCAGAATAGAAAGCACTAGTTACCTTGAAACCAGAGCGTAAATTTTATGAACAAATTAAGAAATCTATGCCAAAGATTTCGTGGATTAGACTTGAAAATAATAGTCTATTTGGCACTCCTGATCTATTG